GCTGGGGATATTCAGTTCTTTTTGTCCGCATTATGGTATAGTTAAAAACTATTATGGCCAGACCAAGGAAGCCTACTGCGCTATTAGAAGCAAAGGGTGCATTTAAGAAAGACCCGCAGCGCAAGCGTGATGGAGAGCCACAGGTAAAGACACCTTTGGGTAATCCTCCCGCTCATATGACCGAGCTTGAGTGTGCCATGTGGTTTGAGATTGCAGCGACTGCCCCGACTGGTGTGCTGACTTCCGCAGATGCTTTTGCTGTTGAGCAGCTATCCGTATTGCTTGCCGAGTTCAGGACAATCAAATCTGAGCTGTCTGCTCAGAAATTGGCCCGTATTTCCTATTATCTTGGTCAATTCGGTATGAGTCCTGGCGAAAGGTCAAAACTATCCATAGAAAAGCCTAAAGATGTCAATCCCTTTGCAGAATTGGAATAAATATGCTGAAAAAGTTGTAAAAGGTGACATTTTAGCTAGTGAGTGGATTGTAAAGGCTTGTCAGCGTCATTTAGACGATTTGGCGCGTGATTGGGCTTATGAGTTCAAGCCAGAGAAGGCAATCAAGGCAATCAAGTTCATCCAGCTACTTCCACACGTTAAAGGCAAGTGGGCGGCGAAGGGTGAGCGGATAAAACTTGAGTTGTGGCAGCAATTCATAGTCGCTTGTTTGTTTGGGTGGGTTAGAAAGTCCGATGGGATGCGCCGGTATCGTGAGGCGTATTTAGAGATACCGAGGAAAAACGGCAAGTCTGTATTGGCTGCGGGGATTGGCCTGTATTGCCTCATGGCTGATGGGGAGTATGGGGCAGAAGTCTACTCTGGCGCTACTTCTGAGCGGCAGGCATGGGAGGTTTTTCGGCCAGCCAAGCTGATGGCGAAAAAGACTCCGGCCCTGCTTGAGCATTTCGGCATTGAAGTCAACGCCTCAAACATATTGAGGACCGAAGATTTTTCTCGGTTTGAGCCTTTGATTGGCAAGCCAGGTGATGGTGCTTCAGCGTCCTGTGCCATTGTTGATGAGTTCCACGAGCATGATTCCTCAGATCTGTTTGACACCATGCAGACAGGAATGGGAGCTCGGGAACAGCCGTTAATGTTTGTTATTACCACGGCTGGCTCAAATATGGCTGGTCCGTGTTATGAAAAACGGTTAGAGGCTCAAAAAATACTTAATGGCGTTTTTGAAGATGATCGCTTTTTTACTCTGATTTATGGATTGGATGAGGGAGATGATTATAAAGACCCCGATTCTTGGGCGAAGGCAAATCCTAACCTTGGTGTTTCGGTATCGAAAGACTATCTAGAGGCACAAGTAGCTTCTGCCATTCGTTCTCCTAGTAAGCAAAACTCGGTAAAGACGAAACATTTCAATATATGGGTTGGAGCAAAGACTGCTTGGATTAATATGGAGCAGTGGGCGAAGGCTGGTGATGGTTCTTTAAAAATTGAGAATTTTGGCGATTGTCCATGCGTCATAGGGTTAGACCTTGCGACTAGAATTGATATAGCGGCTATGGTTTCCCTTTTCTGGCGGGATATTGAAGGTCAGAGACATTACTACGCATTCCCTCGATTTTATCTACCCGAGGATGCATTAGAAAACGCAAAGAACGCTAAAACATATGCTGGATGGGCAGCATCTGGGCATCTTCATCTAATGGACGGTGCTGAAATTTCTTTTAAAGAGATACAGGAAGAAATATTGTCCATTCCTGATACACATTCTGTTTATGAGGTCGCATATGACCCTTGGCAGGCAACGCAAATCGCACAAGCATTAAGAGAAGAGGGGGTCGAGTCAGTTGAGTACCGAAATACAGTCGGCAATATGTCTCCCCCGATGAAAGAACTTGAGGCAGCGTTAGCATCCGGGCGTTTCCATCATCCAGACAATCCTGCTTTTAACTGGATGGCATCGAATGTTGTTGCGAAACTGGATGCCAAGGACAACATATTCCCGAGGAAGGATGTTGAACACAACAAGATAGACGGAATAGTTGCCTGCCTTTTCGCCCTTGGTCGAGCAGTACATGCTGAGTCACGCGGCTCTATTGATGACTGGCTCTCAAATCCGGTATCTATAGGATGAGATTATTTCAAAGGTTATTTTCTTTTTGGGGCAAGGATTTATCAAACCCAGAGGAAGGCGAGCAGGCAACAGGCCCTGCAACGTATAGCACAGATTCTGGTATTTCTGTCGCTGATGAAGACGCGATGAAGATATCTGCGGTTTGGGCCTGTAATCAGATAATTACTGATTCTGTTTCTTCCCTTCCGCTGACATGGTATCGGATCAAAGCAAATGAGCGCGCTCCACTAGAAGACACTCACCCAATCATGCGTTTATGGCGAAACCGTCCTAACAAGTGGATGAAGTGGCGGGATTTCCGCAGGGCCATTACCTTTCAATTGGCTTTGTGGAATAACGCCTATGCCAAAATTGAATGGGATAAAGATGGAAACCCAGTTGGATTAACTCCCCTTCACCCGGCAAGAATTAGTGTATATAGAGATGAATTGGGACTCACATATCATTATCACTCTGATAAAGGTGTTTTCGTACTATCTGATAAGTCTGTTTTACATTTAAAGGGCATGAGCGCTGAAGGCATAGTTGGATTGAATCGGTCTGACTTCGCCAGGAATGTTTACGGGGTTGCAGCAAGTGCGGACAAATACGCTGCCAAACAATTTGCCAACGGTGGCACACCATCAGGTGTGTTAAAGGTTGATCAGTTTCTGAGCTCTGAACAAAGGAAAAAACTTGCTGAAATCTACGAAGGCGTGACCGCCAGTGCGGAGAATGCCGGTAAATTGTGGGTGTTGGAGGGTGGGACATCTTATGAGCAGCTATCTCAAGATCCATCGACCATGCAAATGATCCAATCTCGGCTTCATCAAGTTGGAGATGTGGCCAGGTTCTACGGTGTCCCATCCGTGATGATAGGTGGCGGTGATAGTCAATCAAGTTCATGGCCAGCATCTTTTGAAAACCAACAGTTAGCATTTTTAACATTTACTCTTTCGTCCTATTTGGACGAATGGGAACAGGCACTGTGTGATGCGCTTGTGACAGGCTCGCAGCGCGGCAAGGTTGTTGTAGACCATGACGAAGATGATTTTGTGAAAATGGACTCTCAGGCTAAGGCTAATTTCTTGTCAACCAATGTTCAAAATGGCTTGATGACAAGGAACGAAGGTAGAAAACGATTGAGACTGCGCGAGATGGAAGGCGCTGACGATCTTACTGCACAAGTAAATTTAATACCGTTAGAAGATTTGGAGAAGATAGCAAATGGAAACAAAAACGAACCCGATTGAAGCGTGTGAGATTAAAGCAAAAGGGTCCGGCTGGTCGTTTGAGGGTTATGCGTCCAAGTTCGGTGGTGTTGACTCCTACAATGACACCATAGAGAAAGGCGCTTATCAGAAAACCCTCTCTGAGCGCCAGTGGCCTGTCTCCATGCGGTTTGAGCATAGAACCGGGATGATCCCTCCTGGCAAGTGGACAACGCTGGCAGAAGACAATACTGGGCTTTTTGTCGAAGGTGAGCTGACCAAGGGCATGCGGTTAGCAGATGACATTAAAGCTGCGATGAATCACGGAACGATGTCCGGTCTTTCCATTGGCTATCGAATACCGAAGGGTGGAGCCGAAGAGAAAGAAGGGATCAGGTATTTGAAAGAGATTGATCTAGTTGAAGTGTCAATCGTACAGAATCCAGCCGATACGGGGGCGGTAATTACAGGCATGAAAGCCGAAATCGAATCCCTTGAAAGCTTAAAAGAGTTTGAATATTTCCTGCGAGATGTGGGGGATTTTTCAACAGCAGCGGCAAAGTGCTACATCAGCCGCCTCAAGTCCTTTCTTGAGCGAGATGCCATGAAAGAGCGCGACAAGGAAATAGCACACCTCAAATCGAGACTTTCATCTCAAGCAACGTCTGCAAAAGTAGCAGACATCATTAAAGGGTTAAAGATATGACTGATGCAGTAGAGTTTGCGCAGATTGAAGCTGCGCTTAAAGAAAAGCACGATGAACTGAAAGAGTACATTGAGCATAAAGTAAACAAGTCGGAAGAGTCGGCAAAAGGTCTGTCGGAGGAACACAAAAACGCCATTGATCAACTTTCGGACCAATGCAAAACCTTGTCAGATAAACTTCTGGAGATTGAACAGAAATCATTTGGCGAGCGTGACGAAATTTCACAGAAGTCCATCGGTGAGCAGTTTGCCGAGAGTGAAAGCGTTAAGCAGTTTAAGGCCGGCCAGGTGCCCAAGGCGCAGATGGAGGTCAAGGCCATCATCAACGCCACTCCAGGAGCTGGAAATCCACTTGTTCCTGAAATGCGTGTGCCTGGTATTGTCCATGAACCGAATCGCGTTCTCAGGATTAGGGATGTTCTCTCTGTTGGTCGGACAACTTCTAACACGATTTACATCGCAAAAGAAAACGTCTATACCAATAATGCAGGCCCTCAGATTGGTTCCCCCACTTCTCCAGAGGTTAGGGAGAATGTGACAAAGCCGACATCTGATATCACTTTTACATCATCCACGGTTCCTGTGGAGACATTGGCGCATCTGTTCAATGTATCAAAACAGGTTTTGGATGATTCACCAATGCTGGCAAGCTACATCAACCAGCGCGGCTTGTATGGCCTGAAGCTTGAAGAAGATGACCAACTGCTGAACGGTACTGGTGCCGGTGGTAATTTGACTGGTCTTGTTACTAATCAAACTTCCTATGCGGCTCAGTCTCCCGATGTGGTAACGACCAGCCTGGACAAGCTGCGTGATGCAATGCGCCAGCTTCAGGTTGCGAACTATACGCCGTCTGCGATGATCCTCAATCCCGTGGATTGGTCGAACATCGAAACGCTGAAGGTAAACGCTGGTACTGATGACCGCTACATTATCGGCGATCCAGGATCACGATTGCAGCCTATGCTGTGGGGCATC